GATAATTATTATCGTATAATTCGTTAAGGTCTGAGGCTTCACTAAAGTCAAGCTTCTTTTCACCAAGAACTACATTAGCAATATAGTCTAACTTATAAGATTCTTGTGGACCATATGTAAAGCCAAACTTTTTAAAGATTGCCATATAATCTAATATAGCCACACCTTTTATTTCATATTTTTTAGTTGTTTGATTATTATTAAACGTATCTCTATCATCAAGCATTCTCCACGGTGATAAGAATTTTTCTTTTGAATTACCAAGAACTTGTTTTATACGATTAATAAGATATGGTATATCAAAGAACTCTACATTCCAACCAGTAATAACGTCAGGGGAAGTCTTAGCCCAGTGATATACAAATTTATGTAAGAGTTCATGCTCATCCTTACATTTAATATAATGAACTGCATGAGTTTGCATAAGAGATTTATCTGTATCATACTCGCCACATCCAAATGTATAATACGTATCATCTATATTATTTTTCATTGTGATTGCTGTAATCTCTTGGTTAGCTTCAGCTGGATCAGGAAATCCTTGGCCAAATCTACATTCGATATCAAGTGAAGTTACATTAATAAGATTGCGGTCCCATTTGATTTCACCTGGGAATTGCTCATTAAGATATTGTACTACATAATTTGTATTGCCATATACTTTAAAGTTAGGTATATCATTATACGATTTAATAAAGTCCGTGGCTTCTTTCATAGAGTTAAATACAATAGGTTCTACCGATGTACCATCAAGGGCATGCCATATATTTTTAACTGTATTTTTTTTGGCAGTGACGTATAAATGTGGTTTATATGGAATAGTAAAAGAAACTTTTTTACCTTCTTCGTATCCTGTATATTTAATAACCTTTCCATGACGAAAAGCACTAGTATAGAAAGTTTGATTATTCATCTATGTATTATATCATAAATAATACTAAAAGTACATACTTTATACAATTATTTCTGGTTTTTCTGGAGTAACTATATTTGTATTATTATGCATAAGTATATGCTTATCTGCCAATTCTTTTGTTGGTATTAAATCAAACATGATATGTTCTTTCTTAATAACTAATTGTTCTATTTCAGCGTATGGTAAATAAGGCATAAATCCTAATCTTTCTTCTGTAGGCACTAAAGCAACAGCATCTGTTACTGTTATTGTTAAACCTGATTCATTTGTTTTCTTACATAATAACTCTTCACCCGACGTAAGTCGAACTAATCTAATTTCATTCATCTATGATTCCTTGGCTGTTTATTAATATAATCTGCAATTGCACTTTTAATAGCATCTTCTGCTAGTACACTACAATGAATTTTAACTGGTGGAAGGCAAAGAGCTTCTACAATTTCAGTATTTTTAATTTCTTTAGCTTCTTCAGTTGTTTTACCCTTAACCCATTCTGTTAAAATACTAGAACTAGCGATTGCTGATCCGCAACCATAAGTTTTAAATTTTGCATCTGTAATGACATTATCTTCTATTCTAATTTGTAGTTTCATAACATCGCCACAAGCAGGAGCACCTACCATACCAGTACCAACATGTAAATCATTCATATCCATTTTACCCACATTGCGTGGATTATTATAATGATCTAAAACTTGTTCTGAATATGCCATGCGCTCCTTAGTTAATTTAACCTAACAGCAATTTTGCTGCTTTGTTTAATGAACCTAAATTGATAGTCTGAGGCTTATCTTCTTCTGGAATATCGTTCTCCAAAATAATAACAAGTAAACCATCTACAATATCTGCACCAATTACTTTGATTGTATCAGCTATAGTGAATGATCTTTCAAACCCTCTTTGAGATATACCACGATGTGTATAGTCTCTTGTATCAGCGTGACCTGCTTTTTTACCTGTCACTGTTAAAACTCCTTTTTCAAGAGTTAGGTCAATATCATTTTTATTAAATCCGGCAACAGCGATTTCTATTAAAAAATGACCATCATCTTTTCGTATAACATTATACGGTGGATAGCCTATACCTCTGGCGTTTTCTACATTTGTTTCCGCTAATGTATTAAAAAGTTGATCGAATCCAAGGAAGGTATCTCTTGGAAAGTTAAATGCTAAGTTTGACATAATTGTCCTCCTATTAAATAGCAAGGTTAAAAGTGTAGTCACCATGACTACGTTTTTTTGTAGGTCCTTTCAGCATCCTACAAATATATTTATATAGGTTTTATTTAATACCTATATTATATTTTGGACATAATTCCCATTCACTTTTGTCTTTATGGGATATTATTTTAATTTGGTTTAATGTTGCAGTATCCCCAATGGGCGATACTGTAGTTAATAGTCCCCAATCGTCCATTAATTTTACGATTGTATTTCTACGTTTTAAATCATTTTCTGTAAGATTAGATGGCTTTCCATCTAATAAAAATAATTCTTTAAAATGTGTAATGAAATATCTTCCTTGTTTATGGAGGATATGACATGATTGAAATAATTTATTATTTTTTTTAGAAGCTACACCTATCCTCGTAAGTGTTTCACGTATCTTAAGAAAATCATCTGGTTCTGCTAATATAACTTCTAACATCATTTCTGGTTTCCAATTTACTAATTCATCGTTGAATTCCGCCATAATTTATTCTTCCTTTTATAATATTCAAGTTTGTGTTACTTAAAAGCGGAAGAACATCACGAGCTTTTTCATTGCTATAATTATAATATCTTTTTATAGCATTGATATTTTCAGATTCAACAGACTTATTCCACTTAGAAAAACGATTACGTTTTCTAATTGTATTTATAAGAAATTGATACTGCAGACGATTATCTAAGTGATGAAATTTATTCATTTCATTAGCATATATCACAGTATCTGGAAAATAAGATAGACCACGATTAATCATAAATGCATTATAATCTTTTTCATTTTCAAGTATATCTTTCTTAGTGGAAGATATTGATTTAATTAATTCAAACGGATTCATATAAAGAAGTCTTAACATATTTAATATTATCAATGATAAATGATCTCCACCCCTGATTTTCAGTATCAAAAACTTTCATTACATCTAGGTTTTCTTTAATTGGTGGTTTATCACTAATATTTTTAGGTAACATATCAATAGGTATAAATTCTGAATTTAAAGTACAAAACATTTTACGTTTAGTACCATCTTTCTTTTCAAACATTATTTCAATTATACCATCATGTAAAAATTCTTGTAAATCTTTTCTAGTAATATTATTTATCATTTTCTTCTATCACCTCTATTAAAATATGACTTATAAGATTTAATAATTTACTAGCTTTCTCTAATTGCCATACAATATTAACTACTACTAACATAAGTATTATTGTTGCCCAATTTGCCATTTCTGCTAACATATGTTCTCCTATTTAAATTTAATTTGTGACATAATTTCTGTCATACATGCCACTACATTTAATTCATGATCAGCAACAAAACTATCTTTATAAGAATAATCTGCAAGTATCAGAACTAACTGAGGAATACTTGAAGGCATTACATATTCAATCATATTATCATAAATCATTCTAAACAATTTTGATGATTCTACGTCAATGTTATCTGTTACCCACTTACGCATTTTTTTAAAGTTTTTAGTTTTAAGGTCTTCCATCAATCCCTTAATACTTGACTCGGAAAGAGTAACAAGAATACCAGTATCGATATGACCACTTATTCCATACCTTTGACATTCATTAATGACACGTCTCCAGTCTGGTGAATATTTCATAATGAGTTCTGCGATAACTTCATTATCATATATTATATGTTCAGAGTCAAGAATCCATTGAAGTCTCTTCATAAAGTCATTACATAACCAACTAATCTCTTGACCACGACTTAAAAATTCGTATAAAGAACATCTCGAATGGAGAGGATTAATAATACGATTCTTAAAATTACATGTTAATATAAATCTACAATTAGAAGAGAACTCCTCTATAAATCCACGTAATGCAGGTTGAGTAGATTGGGGATTTAAGTAATCTGCTTCATCAAGAATAACTACTTTAAGTCCACCTTGTAGTGACACAGTACTAGCAAATTGTTTAATCTTACCACGAAGAGTATCAATATTACCATCTTCAGATCCATTAATTACTATATAATCAAGATCTAATTCATAACATAGTGCTTTAGCAACGGTTGTCTTACCCGTACCTGCACCGCCATGAAATAACATGTTAGGTAATTCTTTTTTAAAAACCATTTGCTCAAAAGACTTTTTTAGTCCTGCAGGGAGAATACACTCCTCAATAGTTTTTGGTCTGTATTTTTCTACAAATAAAAATTCTTCCACAAACACCTCATAATATAATTTAATATGGTACCATTATACCATATTTTTTTTAATAGTACATACTTACTTAGTTTCTTCTTCGTCTGGGGTTTGAGCTTCAGCAGCTGCCTTTAGAAAATTATCTAAGCGATTACGTACTGCACCGACATCTGCTAATTCAGCACCTTCGAAGGCACCGCGTTTTGTTACAATATCAATAATAGTAACGCATGCTCTAATGTCACTTAAATTAAGTCCTTGCTCATCAGCGGGTGCTTCAGTTGCAGGAGCAACAGTATCTAAATCTTCTTTAGTTGTTGTTGTATCTTTTGCCATAATTATTCCTTAAATGTTGTAGTTTTATCAAGAGCAACCCAATAATTTGTATTACCCGCCTTTATTAATGCTACCTGTTTTTTATCAATACCAAACTCGTATGAGTCAGCAGGTTTAAATTTGAAATTATTTATATCAAAAACAAAATCAAACTTAGCACTAGTATTTATAACACAATTTGAGATGTTCATTGTAAATTGGTTAGATGTTGGATTTTGTTTATCGAGAATAACACACTCGATAAAATGTGATCCGGTATGACTCATTCGTATACTTAACTGACTAGTTTTTAAAGTAGCAGAAGCTTTACGAAGTCGATTTAATTCTTCATGTGTAAGTGTAAAATGTAAATCATCACATTCTAAATTAATGTCTTGTGTAGGGACAGTAAGAATATCAATGTCCGAGAAGTAATATTTAAATGAAGTGATACCATCTGTGATATTTACAAACTTCTTATCATCATCAAATGCAAGAGTTGGATTATCAAACATATTAAGACAAGCTAAAAATTCTCCTAAGTCATATATGCCAAATGCATATGGCCAAACATGTGGTGCTTCAGGAATTACATTCGCCTTTGCCATAAGTGTTTTAGACACCGACATGGTACGTATAAAGTCTCCTTCCTCACCAATTGCAATATTACTATTGATCGATTGAAAATTATTCAATACATCTTTTATTTCATTACTAAGTTTCATTTGACTCCTTTATGTCATGCTCATTCATTGCTAACAACGCATAATGAATAATCTTCATTAAGTCTATTCTGTTAGCTCCATTTTTCTTACCATATCTCGCTGCGTATTTCAATACATTACCAAGACAAAAATCTAAACCTCGTCCAGAAGATGAGATTAGATCCATACTTTGAATGCCATTTGCAGACGTGTAATGACCTGAATAGGTCTTTTTTACATAGTCTGAAACATCCTTTAGATTTTTTGCTTCATTAAATTTCATATATTATTATTATATCATAGTTTGTTCATAAGTACATACCTTGTATTAAATTAATTTTAAGCAGCAACCGCATCAGTGATCCTGGCGATTAACTGCTTATTACCTTTTTTGTTCTTATTAAACTTTTTAAATTCTCTCTTAAGGTCATTAATAGTTTCAACCTTTTTAGGAATAAATTCATCAGATTCAAATCTAGCGCTTTTGTTTATTTTTATTATAAAATAATCATCATAACCAGCTTCATTTTTCCAAACAGAAAAATGAATTTTTCTCCAAGCTTTTATTACTTCATGAAATGATTTATTTTCGCCATTAACATTTTGAAAACCTTGTCCAAAAGTAGAAGCATCATATGCAAGATGAAAACCCATTATAGTTGCACCAGTTAATTCTTTAAGTCTGATAAGAGTTTTTTTATAAATCTCACGACTACTTATACCTTTAATCATTTTACCTTCAAAATTAATCATTTTTTCACTAGAAGTTTTAACATTAGATTTTGTGTCTGTTGCAATTCTAATGTTATCAGGATATCCATCAGTTAAAAACATTATATTTATGTTTTGTAATGCATGCTTATTTGTAAATTTCTTAGTAATTTTGTGGGCAAGCATTGCAGTTTGAATAAGAGGAGTTGAACCCATACCGTCAATAGCATGAAGGCCGTGAGCTGATACATGATATGTAATATGATTATTATATGCATGAGCTTTAGCGATTGCAAAAGAAACATAAGCAGCTTCATCAAAAGTTTTCTTATTCATTTTTGAAGAAAACATCTCAACAACTTTAACACCTTCAGCTTCTATTTCAGCTGGTCCAGCCACAATCTCATTAATACCTATACCTTCTTGTCTCCAGTATGAAGTAGTAGTAAATGAATAAGCCTCGAAAGGAATGTTCACTTGACGACAAAACATCGCAATAGTAATTGCTTGTGCAGTAACATCTTCTATGATATCAGTCATTGAACCTGAAAGATCTAGGAACATCATAATTCCATGTGACTTTGCTTGTGCCAACTGAGTAGTAGTCAAAAAGATATCCTCAGAAGTTCTGTATTGGTGTAACTTTAATGGATCAAGTTTTCCAGATTTTGCAGTTCTTGCACGAGAATATTCAAATGCAGCTTTTTTACGTTCAAAATCTTTGGCAAGAAGATTTGCTTGACTTTTATATCTTATTTTAGTCTCTGACCAATCTTCTATACAATTTTCATTTATATAAGGAGAACGATTATCGTCTCTAATATCAATTTCTTCTTTACGCAATTCTTTACAAACATCATAAGAGTAAAGTATTTGTTTCATATTCTTTTCAGAAATACCATTAGAATATTCAGGTTGACCTTCAGGCTCAAATCTTCTTGATTTAGATTTCTCTAAAAGATCTTCTTCGCGTTCTCTTTGAGAATCATCAGTCCAAGTCTCATGAGCTTCAGGAATTGTTATTTCATTATTAGAACCACCTTCACTATCATTATTTTCGCTATCGCTATTTTCATCTTCACCTTCATTTTGTTCAAGTGATTCTTCAGTACCGCTTTGTTCAGTTTCGCCAGAAGAATCTTCAGGAGAGTCATTTGAATCACCCATTTCTGGCATTCCCATATCATCTTCTTCTTTGTTCTCTTCTATGAAGTCATAGAATTTTTTACAAACTTTTAAAACGTCATTCCAAGTTTGAACTTCCATAGCTTCTTTAACTAATGGAGCTTCTTCATTTGAAAATTTAACTGGAACATAACCACGTCCTTTTGAAGATACGTTAAGTCTATCCATAAGACCAGCTTTGTTAATATCTCTTTCGTTAGTACCGAAAAGGTCATCATCAAATAATCTTTTATATCCTGCTTTAAAACGACGAACTATTCCAGGATATGCTTCTTGAATTTTACGTTCGATACGAATATCTTCAACAATATTTAAATAAGCTCTTGGAATTTTACCAATTTTCTTTTCAGAATCATGCCATCCATCAACAGGAGTATAAAGAGCATGACCAACTTCGTGTCCAACGAGTAAGTCATAAACATCTTTACCTTTGTCTTTCCAAAGTGGAAGACGAAGTATACGATTTTCAACATCAAAGCTAGCAGTAGAATAATTACCGTGTTGTACAGATAAATTTTCTTTTGCTAATAGTTTGGCTAAATATTCTTGAGCTGATAAATTCATAATTATTCGTCCTCCCAATTGTTGTTATCTTTAAAGCTGCCTGCTTCTTCAAGCAAAGCTTCTTCGTCAAGCTCTTCTTCAGGAGCATTAATAGTAGCATCAACTTTTTCATAAAGATCAATGAATGCCTCTTTAGTATCATCATCAAAACGATTAACACAAAGAGCAATTGCTTTTTCTCTCTTCTTAAAAATTGAGAAAGTTTGAACGATGTGGCACAAACGACGAGTTGAAATAACTTCGTCAATACCTTCATCATAAAAAGTCTTACGAATAGCATCTGCCCAACCAACAAGTAGTTTAGCAAATTCTTCATCAATAGACTCAAACTTTTTCATATGTTTCATAACGATTTTTTCTTCAGTAGCAGGAGTAGGAAAAGTCTGTTCAAGAGTAATTGTAAAACGCTCTAGGAAAGCATCATCAATAATTGATGCTCCTGAATACCGTCCATCTTCTGAACCTTTACCTTTTGTATTTGCAGTGGCAATGATAGTAAAACCATCTTTAGGTGCAACAACTTCGCCAGTCTTTTTAATTAAAACTGGTTTGCCTTCAAGTACACCTTGTAAACACATAATTTTATTTGTTCCACGATCAATCTCGTCAATCATAAGAACCGCTCCAGCTTCCATTGCTTTAATCACTGGACCTTTTTGAAAAACTGTTTCACCTTTAATAAGACGAAAACCACCAATTAAGTCATCTTCATCTGTTTCAGGAGAGATCTGAACACGTACATATTCACGATTAAGCTTTGCACATGCTTGCTCAATCTGAAATGTTTTACCATTACCAGAT